AATAGATATATTACAAAAACAATTAGACGCTTCTAGATTCTTTGAAAAAGAGATGAGAAAAGAAATACAGTTTTGGAAAGAAAAATGTTCCAGATTAGAAGTTGTAGAAAATTTATTGCATGGGTATAAAAAAGTGATAGAAGATTTATCAAGTCAATTACGTAAAGCAGGTAAGTAATGTTTGTTAAACACCTGCAAGAATATTTAGACAAGTTTACAGAAGGACATAACGGAAGACGCGGTAACGCTGTAAGCAATGCCAGAATATATATTGCAACAAAAGGCGGTTACTTGGAAGAGATAAAACGTATTGAAGTTCATGAGAGTAACAATCCCAAGGACTCATCTATACGTGTTGTCTTAAAACCACAACGAGAAGAAAAACTTATATTACCTCCTGGTTACATAAAAGATTATTAACTTTTAAACACAGGAGTAACCTTGAAAAATGCATGGGACCAGAGCGTAAATTATATCAAAAAGTTCGCAAATCTTTGCCACAAATATCTTGGATTAGACTTGAAAATAATAGCTTACATGGCACTCCCGATCTATTGGGCTATAATAATTCTGGCCACTTTTTCACAGTAGAATTAAAAGTCACGAGAAGTAACAAAGTTCGTTTGTCACCTCATCAAATTGCCTTCCATAAGAAGCATCCACGTAATAGTTTTATCTTAGTCCAGCACCTCGGTTCGGGTGCCGTGAAACTTTTTCCAGGGTCAGGAGTCTTGGCGCTTGAAGCTTGCGGCTTGAAGCTTGAACCTTTATGCTTGGGGCTTGACGCTTGTGGCTTGTTGCTTGACTCGCTTGGAGCTTGAGGCTTGTGGCTTGAGGCCCGGACCAGAACGAACGCTACCATTACACCCGTCGGCTAAAGTTAAGCTAATTGTCTGGTCCGATTTATTACGCTTGCGTAATTCTTTATAATATTTTGGATGTCTAAACATATCAATGTTTACCATATTTAATTGTTTTAATGTTGCTGTCCCAGCATGCCCGGCAGTCTCTGCATTCGTTGTCTTGCTTTGCAGCTGGACACGTCGCGCCAGCTTCAACTACTTCTGAGCTGTGGGGCCACGACTCAGGCGCCCGCTGGTTTACCATCGGGGCGCTAAATCGTATGACTAAATTGTTTGGCTTGTCTTTCAGGTGAGGTTTTATCCATGCTTCACGGGTCGGTAACCAGTGACGCTTTGAAGGCGTTAACCTGCAGACTTCATAAATTTTTTTAAGATGATTTAAATCTTGTACATCGCCGCTGTCATGCCATCTGAACACGTTCGGCTTTTTGCTGTTGATCAGGTGAGCCATTGCCTGGACCCATAGTGGTGACTGTATAGCTGCCAGCCTTCGATACTGTGCATCCTGAACAACCTTGAAGACGTAACAGCCCTTGAGCGCGTAACAATCAAAGCAGACGCTGCCCGGGACCTTCTGAAGCTTGCCGCCAGTTTTACATTCTTTGGCAGGTAAACCTATCGACCAGCCCGGCATCTTTGACGGTTTGGACAGTGAGCCCCCGATAATTTTTAACGCTTCTTTGGTTTGCATGTCTCCTTTATAATCCTATAATCTCTTCTTGTCAAGCTTGAGGCTTGGAGCTTGCAGCTTGCGGCTTGTTGCTCGTAGCCGTTGGCCTCTAGCCAGCGCCAGTGATTTATTAAAACTCTAATACTCTCCGATCCTCTTCTTGCCATAATTCCTCTCTTGCAGCTTCAGGGTCCACGCACAATGCGCGGCCCATCCCAGCTGAACCAGTCTCTTCACAGGCCGGTTGCATGTGCCTTAGCCCACTAATAGACTGATCCCAGGTCCAGCTATTATTTTTATTTTGGCAAACAAGAACACAAACTGGACCAGGGATCAGTTCTAGCTGTGCGTGTGTTTGGGTCTCTTTCAACCTACTTTACACCACAACCAGAAGTTGTCCCAACAAATTAGAAACGAGTTAGAGATAAAACTTAACTAATTTGATAAATACAATATAATCCTTGACAATCCTATTGTCAAGTGATAATTTTAAATTATGCAAAATAAAACAGAAAGAGGAAATATGACTACAAAAAAGATAACACTTAACTCTGATAAGAGAAAAGTGATTGCAGATCAATTTCAATCTTTTTACGAAGATAAGGTAAAAGATAAATTGGTTCAAGCAAAAGAACAATACGATCTTATGCGTGAGAAAGCAAAAGAGATGATTGAGAAAGTTGTGAGATTTCATCAACCTCAATATGACGTTGATACAATCAGATCAATGGTTAAAAAATACAATAGTGCTGGTGGCGAATTGTATAATGATAATTGTTTCTATCTTCAAAATCCGACTACAAAAGTTGATGATGAGGGCAGAGAATATATTGACAATCAAGAAATCCATGTAAGATTTAATATGGGTAGAAACTTTGCAAGAGCATATTATCGAGATGAGATGAAAGCAAAAGGTTTAAATCCAGACTTTCAATTATCAATTCAAGATGACTACTCAAAAAGAAATCCAAAATATTATAATGATGAGAGTGCAGTAAATAAATTTTTGGGTTTTTCTACATCTTCAAATGATGATAAATCTATAATTACACCTGTTGCAAAATGGGAAGAAGATTTTAAACTTTGGGTAATCGGAACATCTTATTGTCATTCAAGACAATTCAAAGTTGATGACAAGGCTATGGAATTTTTTAAGATGTACAATCAAAGTGCTGACAATGTAATTAAAGAACATCAAGAAATGTATAGTTATGTTGAGGGCAAAATGCAGAAAGTAAGACTAGGTTTAAAATCTTACAGACATTTTGACCAAGCAAAAGCACTTGCAGATAAAGTTGGAGTTGTTTTAAATGAAACAATGTTGAATGAAAGTTCTAGTTTGGCTTTATCAATCTATAGTCCAGATAATCTGGCTAGTCTTTTGGAAGATAAAGAGGTCTTAACTAGAGATCAAAAGATCGCTATTGCAAGACAACAAATGCAACAAACTATAAATTAATAGTTGACAGGGTATCCTATTTAGTATAGGATACCCATAGAAAGAGAGAAATAAATATGACTAAAACATTTTACATAACTTATTATGCAAACAAGCATAAGAAACACATAACAAGACGTGGCAAACATGATGAGAAATCTAGATATGGAACATCTAAAAAAGGTGTTGCTTATTATGTTTATTATGACCTAGACGCACATGGTTATAGAACGGCAAATACAACGTGGAAAGTGAGGCACTAATGATAATGCGAATGATGATGACTTTAACAGGTTTAATATTAGCAATGTTGGGAGTAATAACTGCCATACATTCAGACCACCAAGTAATAGGGATATTACTTTTATTTGGTGGTGTTATGTGTATGCATGAGGGGTTGCCAAAACATGAGTAATTATATTTGGTGTCATGGACCAAGTTGTCATGAGAAAAAAACATTAGACCGAATAAGAGGGGTCAAAGGTTCAAAGGTTTTGAGAACCAAAAAAATCGCTACAACTAAATGGAATGAGAATAATGTCTGGTCCCATTTTTGTAGTCAAGGTTGTTGGAATGATTTCATGCATAAACATTGGGACGAGCAAATAAAATTACACCCATGTCCAGAGGCTCGTGAAACACCGATAACTGACCCTGTAAAAGAACATCATACAACTAGCTATGGATATTCTTTTATTGAATATAAATACGAAAAGGTTGACAATGCTTGACTTATCCTATATGATCCAGGATATGACAGACAAGATAACAAGAACCAATCCTTTCAGTGGTGTTAGTGTTGAGTTAACTATGGAAGAGGCACTAAGATACGACCAGATAAAACAAGATGAGATTAACGAAAATTATGGACGTATGAACCATGGCAGAGAATGGTTTATGAAAAACAATGTCGATGCATATTATAAACTAATCGACTAACTCTCTCTCCCTGGCCCTAACGGGCCAGGGGTCCCAAACAAATCCCAAACATATAAATTAAACAAGACCCTATCCCCCCTTTTTGTACAAAGGGGTCCCACTACTCTAGGTTGTATTGCTTGATTTAGACAGTTATAGCTGGTAAAAAC